TATCGGATATGTGTAGACCATTAACTGTTTTTTCAGTAAGCATTAAATAGACCTCAAAGCTTTTTTTGCACTGGCAAAAGAGGAACAGTGATTCACAGTTCTTTCAGTGTCCCCTTCTTCTTTTGCTTTCATGATTGCCCAACGAAAAGATGAAAAAATCAATTCGTTATCGGCTCCCACTGTTGGGAGCGTGTTCTGTGGCTCGTCAAAAAATTCATCGTCAAGCTCTTTCCAGTCTGCATAAATTCTTGAGTCGCTTGATCCTTGAGACTTTAAAAATTCAAAGATTTGAGCTTTTGACTTTTTGAATTCATTCAAAGAGCCGTCTTCATTTGTCAGCGGTTGTGCTCTTTGCTCTCTTATGTAATCGAGTCTCTCTTGTCTATTCATTGGAGCAAACCTCACAAAAAATAAGAGTTTCTGAAATTCTGAGAGGCTCCCAACTTCTGCCACCATTGAAAGACTGCCCCTCTTTGTCATAGATAAGAGTCTTTGACTTTGAGCCGTAAAGCTGACCTTTATTAATTGGAGCGTTACAGCTTGAGCAAGTCCTCTTTTCTTTGCGTGATTTTTTGAGCTTCATTAGCTGAGTTCCTCAGCACAATTCAAAATCGCTCTAATTTTATCTAAGCAATTAAGCATTTCTGGAGCGTCCCCTTTTTCGAAGATCCAAGAGGGAAGGTCTTCTATTAATCCTGTTAGCTCTCCCGCTTGCTCTCTTGCTTTTTGTAGCTGGTCTATTTTGGGACCGCTTAAAAACTTTTTAGTCATAATTTGGTGTTTTTAAATGACTCTTTTAATGTAGCACAAAATAGTTGAAAATGGGAAAATTAAATTTTTTTATCGTTCCCAGTTCCCACTTTTTGGATTTCTTGACGTTTTTGAAGGTATCGACTATTGTGATATTCAGCTAAACCAAAGCAACTAAATGTCTAATTCTGAATCACAAGCACTAGCACAAGTAAACTCAATTACTGACCTTTTTAACTTGAGTACTTGGAAGGAAAATATTGATAATCTAAATTTTAGGTATTTCGGAAAAGAGGCTTTTGATGTTCTCTATGGAGAGAAAAAGGAAGTTAGGGAGTTTCTAGGATATGAAAAATTAGGAGATTTGGAAAAGGTAGGAGAGCTGAGAGATAGTGTCTTTTCTTTGGGTTTTAAGTTTCTAGCAGATAAGGCTTTTGAGGTTATGTATGGAGATAGAAAAGAAGTTCAGAAGTGCAAATGGTGTGAAGAAGAAATAGACACAGACCGAATTAATGATCTTGTCTACGAGCAACCGTTGGAAGTTTCTACCCGTTCGGATTGGCAACAGAGCCAAGAAGATTATGAAGCGAGCGAGTTTAATATCTTGCTTTGTACTGGAGGACCAGCAGTAAGGATCTTTGGAAGTTGTGAAGATGGATATGCTGAGAACATAGAACTACAGCACCAAGATTGGTTTACTCCCTGGGAGACTGTCCACAGTTTGAGCGATAACCAAAAGGATGCAATGGAATGGTTTTGTAATTTCTTTGTCTATTCTTAAACCGCTTTTTCTTCTCTTTCTTACTGTATCTCTGTGAGGCTTTCTTTTCTGTTGTGCTACTTGCTGGCTCGATGGTCTCGAAGGTCTCCCAATATGATTAATTTCTTATGCTGTAAGTTATGTTAACTATTGTTACTATTGTAGTATTCTAGTAGATTATCGACTATTGTAATAAATGAAGGGAGAAAAATTTCTATCAACTCCCCACCAAATAAAATGACTTTCCCAAGACTCACGACACTAAGCCCCACAGACTCAAACTATGTGAAGGCTAAGAGACTCAATAAAGACGTTTTACTTGCTGCTATTTATCAACTCCAGATAGATAAAGATCAACTCTCAGGCAGCCTCGCAATGGCTAATACCAAGGCTGAGAGACAACAGATCGAAGGATGGACTGGTGTCATCGCTAAGTTCCGCCAGCAGGTCCAGCAGGATGTTAAAGACTTCACCAAAGAAACTGCTCAGGACATCCGCTCAATGCTCGCCTAGTCGCTCCCAGCCTCGCCGCAATCGGTGGGGCTTTTTACTTTTCTTTTTTCTTTTGGGGGGAGGGGTTGCAGAATTTCCAAATTTGCCCCATGAAGGGGGGAACCTACTGATACATCCGAAAATAAGCTCTTCTGTAGTACTTACTAATACTACACTAATAGCTTGTCATTGTCAATAATCATCGCAACTAATTTCTTTTTCGAATAGTGAGTCCTAGTTCCCGCAAGCACTTGCAGCTTCTTAGAAGTTAATTGTAGTAACAAATTGTAGTATCCCTGCCTTGGTTCTGGAGAGCGATAGACGAAAAAACCACCCACCCAATCTAGTAAGCCCTTCACTCGACTGGCTTCGCTTCAACACGAATAGCAAGCTCTGGAGCGTTAATATTCACAGTCTCCACACTTTCCCCAACAACCTTCCCAAGAGAATCCAAAATCTGAGCCGCAGTCTGAAGCTGCCCCTTCCTCACAGCCTTTTCGTACAATCTAATTCTCATACTTTGCAACCTTGAAATCATATTCTCCCGATCTTTCTGCCAATCCTCCTCATTCCACGTATTAACAGCTTTCCAATCATTCCACGCAGTTTTAGCACAAACCCCCTCTTTTGAAGCATGATCCAACACCAATTGCCTCGTAGTTAAACCTTCTAATTGCCTTTTATAAAGCCTATGCTGCCTAGCTTCTACAACTTTAGCCGCAGACCTCCCAGGATTTTTCTTGTGAACAACAATTTCCCTATTCTCTGGAACGAAAGCATCACCGATGCCTCCTAAAATAGCTTCAGCCACGGGCAGAAACACATACAACTAAAAAGATAATAACCTCCAAAATGATAAATAGTCGATAAACACGGGGGGAAGGGTACAAAAGATGACTAATATGTAGTACATGACAGTAAAAACACAACCACTATCTTTACGTTGGGCACAAGGGGAGGTCTTCAACAATGAAAAGCGTTTTAGAGTCTTAGTCGCTGGCCGCCGTTTTGGAAAATCATACC